ACCTCAACTTTCTTTGTGTTAGCTTTTTTAGCCATAATATAATATAATATAAATTAATAAAAATAAAGGGGTCGAGGCCAAAGCCCCGACTCCTTAATATAAATAATGCTTACTTCATTAACATGAAATTGTTAGCACCTTGTACAACTAAACATCTTTCAGTAAGATAGTTGACTGTCATTGCATCTAAATCTGAAGTAGCAGCTCCAACAGAACCAGTAACCCAAGTTTTAAATCTTCTGGATTCAGTTTGTGAAGCTCTATATCTAACGTGTAAGAATGGTCTCTTAAGGTTTTTCCCTAACATCTCATCATATACAGAAGATACACCAGCTGGTATAACTACTCCTCTAATGTTACTAACAGTATCAATACTTCCACCACGAGTAGCTTTGTCATTTAAGTATCTGAAATCAGACTTGTAAAAGTCATAAGAACCTCTTCTGAAACCAGAGAAACCTAAGTTTAAAGCCATGTCTTCAGAATTATCAAACACTCCGTAAGAAGTACCACCTGTTCCAAATCCATTCATAGAAGCCAACATGTCATCCATTGCTAGCGAAGTAGCTCTGTTTACAAACATCATGTTTTCTTCAATAGCACCTTGCTTATCAAACTCAGCTAAGATAGCATCAAACTCAGCTAAATCAACTGCCGCTGTAACACCGTTGATTCCAGATGTAACGTTACCTCTATCTTCAATAGCAGCAAACAAACCTTCAGTTCCAAAGTTAGCACCTAATATTGGGCCAGCTGTATCAAGTGTTGAATTACCAGCTACACCTTTAACTGACTCTAACATAGACATTTCACAGTAATCCGTAAAACGAGCTCTAGTGTCTCCTTCAGCTTTCATGTACCATAAGTAACCGTTTTGTCCTTCTTCACCAGTAACCTCAACCCAACCAATAGCAGAAGTATCAGATCCAGATACTTCAAAAATATCTTTCATGATAATTGCTTTGTTAGAGTGAGATTTAAAAGCAGGCGTTACAGTGTTTGAAGCGTGATTAGTGTCTGAGCTTCCTTGTCCATTAGTTCCTTTGTTGAAATCAGAACCGTAAACTAAGATAGAACAAACAGCATCATTTGTGTCAAACCCTGGAGCGTCAGTTGAATGCTCAAATTCGTAAGGCAAGCAAATGAATGTTGAAGTTGAAGAATGAGATGTTACGTGTCCTTTGTAAGATCCTCCAGCTACTGATATAAGTAAAGTGTCTCCAACTCTTACACCGTGAGATGCAACAGCAAACCCATCACCCGCTATATTTCCATCAATATCACTTACAATTGTAATAACTGAATCCGCGATAGATACGGTTCCTTTGTAAGATAAATGTAATCTACCTTGTTCAGACCAAACCACTTGGTCAGAAGCCATTGCTTCTTCAGCACCAACTTGTTCTAAAAAGCCTGAAATTGTTCTTTTACCAAAGACCTCAGCTTCTGCAGCCATAAGATCTGGTAAGTATTGTTGTTCCCATCCGGTTGAACCGTCTGTGAAATCTATGTAATTTGAAGATAGTGCCATTTGTTGTGAATTTGGTACACTATTCAAATTACCCCCTGGAGTAATTGCCATAATTTTGTTTTTTTAATTTTTAAATTTATTGTTTTTAATTTTGTACTTAAAATTAGAAGAATCTTCACCTAACACTTTATATGTTGTACCACTCGTTTTAATTTCCCCATGACTTTGTCTTGGGCTCATGTCAACGTTCTTAGCTTTAGCAATACTATTTTTCATAGCATCTGCTTTACCTTGGTCATAAAAGTGTTTTGCAACAGCATCAGCGTTCATAGCCGTGTAAAGAGATTTGTGGTAACCCTTAGCATCTGATAATGTATTATTTTTATCCAAAAACTTTTTGGTAAAATTATTTATATCACTTTGGGTATTCTTAACCTCGTTAGCATTGTTAACATTAAATCGATATTTTTTGTCCCCGACGTTGTATTCAAAACCTTTGAACTTGTCATTGAAAACCTGCTCGGTTTTCTGAGTAAAAACATCTGTACTTTGTTTAGCTGCTTTTTGATTTACTTCTGAATCCTTGTTGTATCTATCAAAGAAGTTAACTGCTTTCTGTTGCTCTTCTGTGAGCTTCGATCCAGCTTTAATATCTTGATAGTATTTAGACTTTTGCCCGTCTAGGTGGCTTTTAGCGCTGGCAACTTGCTCTTTAAGCGCTAATTTCTTTCTACGTATTTCTCTATCTTCGTCAACATCTTCGTCGAATGAGAATTGATCTTCCATTAGGAAGTTAATTTCTTCGTTGTTTAAATGAGGTTTTGTTTGCTTGTAGAATTCGTGTAATAGATCTTGATTATCCATTTCACTGTAATCCTGATTAAGCTTAACGTAGTCATTTATATCCCCACCAGTTTCATCTATAAAGTCAACTAGCTTTTGTATATTTTCTGGTAAAGGTTTTCCAGTAGCTTGAGATTCAGCTATAGCTTCTTCAACCTGCTCTTCAACTTCTTCAACTTGCTCTTCAGTAATTTCTTCTAATATTGAAGCTTTTTGTGTTTCAGTTTCCGCGTGTACTTCTTCTTGTTCTTGTGCGGTGTCGGCATCTTCAGTGCTTGCAACCACTCCGCTGTTGTCAGCGTTACTTTCTTTAACTTCATCCTGTTTTGGTATTGGGGGTTTACTTAAATCTACCTTCATTATGCTGTCATCTCCAGCGGATTCAAATTTACTTTCATCAACTGTTTCCACAGCTTGATCTTGCGTAATCTCTTCGATTACTTTTTCATTTTCTTCTTCCATAATATAATATAATAATAATTAATAAACTTATCTAGGACCAAAGTTACTTAAATCAAATCCTCCGCCTAGTATATCATTACCTGAGGACTCAAAGTTTTTAGGTGGTTTACCACCATTTCTTTGTTCAATCATCTCACTTTGTTGAGTTGCTTGAATTTTTGTTCTTTCATCTTTACGGTCTTCCTTTTCTTTTTCACCAGATTTTTTTCCCTCAACTTCTATTCCTTTTAACTGCATATTCATTTCAAACTCTAGTTGCATTAACTCTTTTTTATGAGCTACCTCTTGCGACATTTTTTGAGATTCAAGCTCTGCCTTTAATCGTTCTATTTCACTTGTACCCGCGTTAAGTGCTTGATTTTTTTGCATTTCGGCCTGAGCAGCTGCTTGAGCGGCTTTAGTGTTAGACTCTGTTTGAGCTTCGATATTTTTTAACTGTAGTTCCCTATCTTTTTCTTCTTTTTTAATTCTTCTTATTTTAAGAACCTGATTAGCCAATTTAATATTTTTAATTTCTCTAATATCAATAGCATCTTCAAGGTTAATACTTTGTTGCTGTAAAGCCATTTGAATGTTATTTTCTAACAATTGATTCTCTTCTTCGTCTGGAGCTAGATTAATAAAGATTCCAAAGTCATAAAGGTGTAGATCACCTATTTCTTCTAGTGTGGAAACGTTACGCGCTCCTATTTGCTGGATAAAAGCTTCTTTGGCCGGAGAGTATTCTATAATATCTGATATTCTAAGTGACAAACACTCTGCTGTCTCAGCAGTTAAAAATAAACCAGCCTGTAGTATGTGCCTAGTAGCAACGTTTGAATTGGCTGCCGCTAATTTTTGTACCCCAACCAAAGCGTTTTTATCTGGCATACTACCGTCTCTAGCTTCGTTAAGACCAGTTACATCCCTTATCATTTGTAAATAATAATTATATGTACCGATTAGGGCTTGCATTTTATTACCACCAGATCCACTAGTTATTTCTTGAATAGGTACTTTGCCGGGATTCATATCGCCGTCAGAAGTAAAACTTCTTCCAATAACAGATCCTGTTTGAAAGTACATGTTTAAAGCTTCTTGTGGACTGTAGTTTGTTCCATTGCCCAAATCAATTTCCGCTAATCCATCGGCGTCTAAATACACGCCATCTGGCACCAACCTAGACATTACTTGTTGTAATTTCAAGTGTGTAAGTTGAATCATATCAGCAAAACCAGTTATTCTTCTAACAAGAGAATCAATTTTACCGTTATACATTCTTGGAGCTACAATAGCGTAATTCATCTTAACCTTAGTGTAATCACTTTTAGGCCTCATCATGTTTTTTGCCATTTCCCACTTAAGTAATTTATCAGTGCCAAGAATCATAGCCCCATCATAAAGACACTCTATAGATCTTAACATTCTACCGTACCCACCTTCCATATCTTCTGGTGGATTGTATTGATCATCTCTTGGTATAATTCTATCTGCACCACTACTAGTTTCTTTAACCTTATACACTTCATTCATATATGTTTTATAGTTAAAGTACAAAACTTGAATTGTGTTATTATCCTCTTTTTCGTAGTTGTGGTTTGAATTATAATTAGACCTATTGTAAGACTTATTTTTCATTATGTCTTCTAGATCTTCACTTTTTAGGTGAGGAAATTGTTTAGCTAATTCATTTACTGGAATAGACTTAACTTCACCAACGTAATATATATCTTCAAAATATGGTGAGTCAGTGTAAGAGTAAACGAGGTTTGCTGGATCAACGTAATCAATAACGGCTCCTTCAGAAGTATTAAACGATGTTTTTACGGCGCCAATACCAAGAACAGTAAGATCGTGATAAAATTGTTTTTTAATTAACTCGTAGTTATTGCCCTCAAACAAAACGTTTAAAGCCTGTTCTTCAGCTATTTCAACAGCTTGCTTGTAGGTTAGCTGCATGTACAGTTCAGCTTCTTCAATTGTTTCTGGTAATTCACCAACATTACTTTCTGTTGTGTCCATTCCAAACTGAGCGGCATATGCGTTAAAGCCTTCCATTTTTATATCTGACATCAGAGCTTGTGCGTGCTTAGTTCTTTTATCAAGTCCAAATGGATCTTGTGAGTAAGCTTTTATATCGTAAGTTCTTTCAGCTATACCATTCACCACAATATCTACAAATTTAGATATAATTGGAACAGGCTTCCAGTCTAAATTTAAATAGGACAAATCACCGTTTATAGATAACTCATCCTTATA